AAGCCAGTAACTACAAAGAAAGAGGATGAATAATCATGGCGATTTTTCTCAATAACAAGGTTGGTTTTAAGATCGCAACAGTGAATCTTTCTGACCATGTAACTGCTTTTACACTTAACCGCGTACTAGATCAAATTCCTGTCACAGCTATGGGCGATACAGCAAATAAATTTGTGACTGGATTGTCATCAGATACAATAACTGTAACATTCTTAAACGACACAGCAGCAGGATCAGTTCTTGCAACATTACAGGCAGCATTTGGATCTACAGTTGCTTTCCAAGCAATCCAAGATTCATCATCTGCTGTATCAGCAACAAACCTTCTATATTCAGGTACAATTTTGGTTGATAACCTAACAGACATCAACGGCGCTGTAGGCGATGAAGGAATGATCGACATTACCTTTACTTGCAATAGCAAGACTTCATACGCTTCAACAGGTACTTGGTCATAAACTAACTAAACAAAGGGGCAAAAAATGGCAAGACTAAAGATAGTTCGTGTAGATGGAAGCGTACTAGAAGGTGAAATCAGCCCAGCGGTTGAATATAGCTTTGAATTGTACGCAAAAAAGGGCTTCCACCAAGCGTTTCGTATTGACGAAAAGCAGACGGATGTCTATTGGCTTGCTTGGGAAATTACTCGTAGGTCAGGTGAGACTGTAAAGCCATTCGGAATTGAGTTCATAGAAACATTAAAAAGCGTTTCTGTCGAGGACTCAGACCCTTTAGCTTAAAGCGCGATCTCCCGTTCACCTACCTTATTGCTAGGCTAAGCATAAGGTTAGGGATCGCGCCACAGCATTTATTAGAGTTAGACAAAGTAATGCTAGATGCTTTACTTAAAGGCTTAAAGGATGAAGCGAAGGAGATAAAAGATGCCAGCAACGCTAAAAGGCGCCATTGAACTTCGCAAGGCATTAAACACCTACGCTCCAGACTTAGCAAAAGAATTAACTAAAGAACTTGGTAAAATTCTCAAGCCTGTAGTTAGTGAGGCAAGATCATTAGTGCCTCCTACATCTCCTATGAGTGGATGGGCTGAATCTTCCGGTAAAGGCCGTCTGTTTCCAAAATATAATGCAGGCGATATTCGTAGAGGTATTATTTACAAAACTACACCTTCTATGCCTAATAGGGCAGGATTTAGAAACTTAATACGAATACAAAACAAAACTATGATCGGTGCTATCTACGAAACTGCCGGTCGCAAAAACGGTCAAGGGCAAGACTGGGTAGGCCCTAATGCCGGTGGAGCAAGCAAGGGTGTTTCTAGATCTGTTAATCCTTATGCTGGCAATCAATTTATTTCTAATCTAGGCAACCTTTATGGCCCTAATAAAAAAGGCGATCATCGCATGATGGGCCGCTTGATTTTTAGAGCATGGGCTAAAACTGAGGGCAAGGCTACAGCATCAGTGTTTAAGGCCATAGAAAGTACAACAGATAAATTTAATAAGAGAACACAAATGGTAGATATAAGAAGGGCCGCATGAGTAATGTAGCGATCAATATTGCGGCAGAGTTCACTGGTAAAAAAGCATTTAAGCAAGCTGAAACAGCAACCGATAAACTTACCAAAAATGTCAAAAGATTTGCAGGCGCAGCTGGTATTGCTTTTGGTACATCCGCAATCCTTGCTTATAGCAAGGCATCAATAAAGGCTTTTGCTCAGGATGAAGCTGCTGCATTAAGACTTAACAGAGCAGTTGAGAATCTAGGTATTGGCTTTGCTAATCCGGGAATTGCTGAATACATTGACAATTTAGAAAGATCAGCTTCTATTGCCGATGATGTTTTAAGGCCGGCTTTTCAATCTTTATTGACCACTACTGGGTCATTGACTCAATCTCAAAAGTTACTTAATGATGCAATCACAATTAGCCGAGCATCTGGAATTGATCTTGCCACAGTCTCAGAGGATCTTGGTAAAGGTTATATTGGGATTACTAAAGGATTGACTAAATATAACGCAGGTATAACTAGAGCAGAATTAAATACTAAGTCATTTAATGAACTTTTAGGAATTATTCTTGGTAAGTCTGCGGGTGCAGCAGAAGATTATTTAACTACAACTTCATTTAAGATGGATACTTTAAGTGTAGCTACAGGTAGAGCATCTGAGAAAATTGGTAAAGGTTTTGTTGATGCATTAGCTAGAGCAGGCGGCGGCACAGAAGCTACTGATGCTACTATATTTTTAGAAACCCTAGCCGGTGCTTTTAACAAAGTAACACTAGCAGCTGGTACTAGCGCAGGTGGAATAACTAATGTATTTAGAACATTAAAAAATCTACCCAAAGATATTTTTAGGGGTTTTGTTGGCGCTCAGACAGGCGTTAATTTAGCGCCACCTGCTAAAGCTACTTCTAAATTAACTCTTAGCGAAAAGAAACAACAGCAAGCACTAGCAAAATTAGAAGCTGATGCAGTAAAAAGAAACAAAGAATTGCTTGCATTAAAGAAAAAACAAGTAAGCACCACAAAGCAAATGACAGCTGACAAGCTAAAGCAAGATGCCCTAGATAAGGCTTCTCTAGCCCTTGCTCAAGGTCAGAAATTATTTGATGAAGAAGGAATCCAATTAGCGGCTGCCGCACAGGGAGCCTTGACAGAAGAAGAACGCACTCGCCTAGCATTAAAGACTGACATTTATAACCTAGAGGCAGCAATTAACGAGGGCAACCTCACAGCTGCGGCTAAATTGGCCAACAGCATGGTTGCCAATGCTCAGAAACTAGCAACCCTACGCAGTGATATGATTGACCTTAATTATGTTCAGAATCCTTTTGATGCATGGTTATTGACTATTCAAAAGATGGCTTATGAACTATCTACCCTTGCAATGATTAAGCCTGTTACTAATGCCTCTGTTTTCTTTACTCCAGAACAAAAGGCAACAGCTGATTTATTGTCAGATGCTAAGGCTAAGATTACTAATAAAATTCAAGGTGATCTTGAAGATAGGCTTGCAGCACTAGCAGAGGCTAAAGCTAAGATTGAGCGCAAGATTGGCGTAGATACTATTGGCACTAACGCAAGTCCAGCATCTTTTGGAATGAGTGGATCTGCAAGCGGTAGTACATCTATTGTTGTAAATGTCGCTGGATCAGTTTCTACAGAGCGCGATTTAGTCGCAGCCATTACTCAGGGGCTTTACACTCAACAGGCATCAGGTACTCCAGTTACTTACAGTACGGCTTACTAATGGCATTACCAGCAACCCCTATTGTCAAGATCAATTTGACTGGTGGAGCATCTTTTGGTGATCCATTTATCTTAGATACTTCTGAACTTGATTTTGCTATTCTTGCTGATCCCGGCACTGTTATAGTTGATGTTTCTAATCTAGTTGCTAAAATTGATACTCGTAAAGAGCGCAATTTATTTCAGGATAAGTACCAGTCAGGATCGGCAACAGTCAGGATTCTTGATCAAACGGGCGCGTGGAACCCCCAGAACACGGCCAGCATTTACTATCCCAATCTTGTACCTTTACGCTCTATTGTTATTGAAGCCAATTACTCAGGCACTGTATATCCAATTTTCAAAGGTTATATTACTGAGTATCTATACACTTACCCTAAAGATCAAGAAATTGGCTATGTCGATCTAATTTGCTCAGACGCTTTTAGATTGGTATTTAACTCCAATATAACAACCGTCACAGGCGCTACAGCAGGGCAAGACACTGGCACTCGCGTAGATAAAATCCTAGACACAATTGGCTGGCCATCAAGCTCAAGGTCAATTATGCTCGGTGACACCCTTTGTCAGAATGATCCAGCAACTACTAGGTCTGCATTACAGGCCATTGAGACTGTAACCTTTACAGAGCAGGGAGCCTTCTACTTTGACAAGGCTGGCAATGCAGTCTTTAAGGATAGAGACTTTGTTTATACATCATCTTCTGCGACACCTACAGTCTTTTCTAATGCGGTTGGATCGACAGATATTCCTTACGCTGGAATTACATTTGCCCTTGATGACAAAACAATCGTTAATCAGGCTTCTGTCACACGCACAGGCGGCACAACTCAGACTGCCTCAGATACAGCTTCTATTGAAAAATTCTTTCTTCACAGCATTACTGCCAATGATATGCTTATGGAGACAGATGCCGAGGCTTTGGATCTTGCTTCTAACTTTGTGGCAAGTCGTAAAGATACAACCATTAGAATCGAAACTATTACCCTTGACCTAGTAACTTTAGGCTATGGAGCAGGGGTTACAGCTGCACTGGATTTAGATTACTTTGACCCTATGCAGATCACAAATGTAAATGTGGCAGGTACTACTATTGTCAAGACTCTCCAATGTCAAGGCATAGCCCACAGCATTACGCCTAACACATGGCGCACTACCCTCACGACTCAGGAAAATGTCCTTGATGGCTTCATCTTGGATTCGACATTATACGGTATCCTTGACACATCCGTATTGGCATACTAGGAGAACAAATGGCAGCAGGATTAGGCTTTAAGACATTCACCAGCGGTGAAGTTCTAACAGCGGCAGATGTAAATGGCTATCTCATGCAGGGCGTTGGAGTCTTTACCGATGCTGCTAATCGTGATGCCGAAATTACTTCTCCTCAAGAAGGACAATTTGCTTATCTAAAAGATACAAATGTAACTACTTATTACACAGGATCAGCATGGGCTAATTTAGATACAACAGGCATGACAAATCCAATGACCACTACAGGTGACACAATTTATTCATCTAGTGGATCAACACCTGCACGATTAGGAATTGGTACAACTGGTCAAGTTCTTACAGTTTCAGGTGGTATTCCAAGCTGGGCAACAGCTTCAAGCGGTGGCATGACTCTATTATCTACTACTACACTTACAGGCAGTTCGGTTACTATTGGTTCAATCCCAGCAACCTATAACGATTTACAATTGATCATTACAGCATTTACGCCACCAAGTCAGCATTACCAAGCCATTGACCTTTATACTGGCTCAAATTCGTCAGTCGGCGGTTATATTTTATATGACATAGATTCAATTAGCACGACAAGTGTTATTACTAGTGGTTCTGGAAAATTCTATACTTCTCGCCCGCAAGCCCCCG